GTATCAGGACGACCATGGGATGTGGCCTTTGATAAGGTTGGAAATCGCGATAGAGAATTTTTAAGAGCAATAGAGTCAAGAAATAATTCGGGAGAAACAGAAGCAAGGATTAATTTAAGCACCATTCATGGTGCGAAGGGAGGGGAAGCAGACAATGTAATGCTTCTAACAGATTTATCACGAAAGGCGCAGGAAGCTATGGAAGTTAATGCAGATGATGAAACACGTGTGTTCTATGTAGGGGCTACACGGGCAAGAGACACACTACATATAGTACAACCGCAGAGATATGGAGGATTTATAATATGAGTGCGCATAAAAAACAAATAGGAGGGGATCATTATAAAAGAATGGCAATTCAGCCCAGCCATTATATCGTCAAGAATAAGCTTGGATGGTATGAGGGAAACATTGTCAAATATATTACAAGGCATAGCATCAAGGGAGGGAGACAGGATATCGAAAAGGTTATTCATTATGCTGAACTTCTCTTGGAAGACAAGTACCCTAAATCATTAGGGGAAATTAGAGGAGAAATAACCAGAAAACATGTAATGAAATTAAACAAGGAGATGAATAAATGATGAGAGATATGTTCAAGGAAATTAATTCAGAATGGGTGGCACCTACTACCTTCCCTGATTTAACCACACATAATAAAGTTGCCATTGATTTGGAAACATGCGATCCAGAATTGATTAAGGAAGGACCAGGATGGCCTACTCGAAGAGGACAAGTTATTGGAATTGCAGTCTCATCCAATGGTTTTACAGGATATTATCCGATCGCTCACGAAGGTGGGGGAAATATGGATGAAAAGAAAGTTATTAAATATGTTAAGTCCATATGTGAAGACGGTTCAATTGATAAAGTGTTTCACAATGCTCAATACGATATTGGGTGGCTTTCAACACTAGGAATAGAGGTTAAAGGTCGAGTTCATGACACCATGGTTGCCATGGCACTCATTGATGAGAATCGTTTTTCCTATACATTAAATAGCATTTCAGGAGAGTACCTAGGGGAGAGAAAAAACGAAACAAAATTAAGGGAAGCGGCAGATGCGTTTGGAGTAGACCCGAAGAATGAAATGTACAGATTGCCGGCACAGTTTGTAGGAGAATATGCTGAAAAAGATGCAAGGTTAACATTAAAGCTTCATGAAAAATTGTCATGGGAAATTACCAAGGATAATTTACAGACAGTATATGACATGGAATGCCGATTAATCAATGTGATTTTTCAGATGACTAAAAAAGGTGTTCGTATAGATACTCACAGCGCAGAGAAACTGATAGAACGATTTAAGAACAAAGAAAAGAAATTATTAAAGAGAATAAAGGATTTAACAAACCTTAATGTGGAGATATGGGCAGCAGCTTCAATATCACAAGCTTTTGATGCGTTGAACTTACCATATGAGAGAACGGAAAAGACCAATTCTCCATCATTCACGAAGATGTTCCTGACGGACCATCCACACGAACTTCCTCGGTTAATTATGCAGGCGAGGGAACTGAACAAGTTAAGAGGAACCTTCCTGCATGGACTCTTAAAACATAATAAGGAGGGAAGAATACATGCCCACATTAACCAAATTAGGTCTGACAGTGGAGGTACTGTCACTGGTCGTTTTTCTTATAATCATCCTAATCTTCAGCAAATCCCTAGCAGAGGCCAATTCGCGCAAGACATCAGGAAAATCTTTATTCCAGAAACTGGGGAATATTGGCTTAAAGCGGACTACTCGCAACAAGAGCCAAGATTACTCACGCACTTTGCAAGACTCGTCGACCAACCCGGTTCTGGGGAAGTACAGAAAGCATACCTTGAAAAAGACCTCGACTTTCATCAACAAACAGCGGACATGGCAGGAGTTCAGAGAAGCCTTGCGAAGACTATCGGACTAGGAGTCATGTACGGCATGGGATATCATAAACTGGCCCGTGAATTGGACATGGAGCCACAGGAAGCTAAGACAATGCTACAGGATTTCCACGCTAAAGTTCCATTCATGAAAGGGATGCTGGAAGCGGTGATGAATCGCGCCAACAGCAAGGGTGTTATTAGAACTCTCCTTGGAAGAAAATGCAGATTTGATCTGTGGGAACCTACTCAATGGGGTGTGCATAAGGCGTTGCCACTGAATCAAGCACAGACTGAATATGGAATGGCAATCAAAAGGGCTTACACCTACAAGGCACTTAATAGACTAATCCAAGGCTCAGCTGCGGATCAAACCAAGAAAGCCATGGTTGATGTATATGAGGAAATGGGTATTATCCCACTGATCCAAGTTCACGACGAACTGGATTGTTCTGTCAAGAGTGAAATTGAAGCACAAAAGATAAAAAAAATTATGGAAAATTGCATTGAATTGGAAGTTCCATCAAAAGTTGATATAAACTTAGGGGAGAGTTGGGGCGAATGAACTGGCTGTGTATAACATTGTTAGTATGTGTTTCGTTTAATCCTGTAATGGATTACACGAACAATGATGAATTTATTGAGGACGTTACAGCGTGCACTCTTCATCTTAACTCAATGGAAGACGAATGGGACAGAATTCCAGTAGATTTAGTTGTAGCGCAGGCAATTCATGAATCCAAGTGGGGACGTTCACGCTTTGCAGTTGAAGGAAATAATTTAATGGGAATTCGCACGTTTGACCCAGCAGATGACCAAATAAAACCCCTTAATAAACCTAATGCGAGTTGGGGGCTTAGGATCTTTGAGACTAAATGCGAATCCATATCTTATTATATCGACTTATTAAATAATCTCCATCATTATAATGATTTTAGGGAAGAGAGATTAATGCAGTATACCAGTGATTTAGTGGACCTGGAAAAGTTAGCGAGCACACTTGCAATTTACGCTGAAGACGTGTATTATACGCAAAAAATAATCCAAACAATTAGAGAGCTGAATGACAACGAAAAGTAAAGGAAAACCCGGGTATAGGGCCCAAGGAAAGAAACGAGCCGATGGAGTGAAACATGGATTTGCAATCAACCCAGAACAAATGGAATACGAAAGGCGCAAGCTTGTGGAAGAGATGTCTACAAAACTTAAGCCCAATCGCAAGCAGCTTAATACGATGGCTGCTGTGGCTGCTACGAAAGAGCCGGAATACTTTGACGAGGAAGGAAACAAACGCGAGCCGACACTGCGGATCCTTTCGCTCGGCGCAGGGGTTCAGTCTTCCTGTCTCGCACTCATGGCGCAAGAAGGACTGACAAAACACAAGCCGGACTACATGATCTTTGCTGACACGGGATGGGAACCATCCTTCGTCTACGAGCATGTGGAATACCTGAAGAAAGCCATAACAATTTGCCCCATCATTACTGTTGAACGAAGCAATATCCGTGAGGATCTTATTCGAGCAGCGAACCCCGTAAAGGGATCCAATGATGAGTGGAAATCTTTCGCCGGACGCGTACCGAATCCACCACTATTCGCGAAGCGTCCAGGTGGAAAGGTTGGAATGCTGTATAGACAATGCACGCATGATTATAAGGTCATTCCCATTCAAAAAAAGATGAGGGAAATTCTTGGCGTAAAGCCACGACACCGCGTCAAGAAAGGAACAATAGTGGAACAGTGGATTGGCATCTCAACGGATGAGGCAATGCGCATGAAGAAGGCCAGAATGTACTGGCTTGAATCACGCTGGCCTCTCATTGAAATGAAAATGTCAAGATCCGATTGCCTAAGGTGGTACAAGGACAGCGGAGTACATCCAATGCCGGGTAAGTCATCCTGCATAGGATGCCCATACCATCACAATGACCAATGGAAGAACATGCAGAAGAATTATCCAACGGACTTTGAGGATGCATGCGAGGTTGATGACAAGATAAGAAAAGGATTGAAGAATACAGAAGCAGAATTATTTCTACATAAGTCAGGGGTTCCTCTTAGAACAATAGACTTCCAGGAGAAGCCTAAGCAGCAAAATCTTTTCGGTGAAACATTCGATGAGGAATTTGCGGATG